TTGAAGTGGAAGTCGCAGCAGGTAAATCAGAACCAGTAAGATCTACCGAACCAGTAATTAATCCTTGATTATTAAATGTAATACCTGAACGAGTTCTACCAACAACTGTATTATTTATAGATACTTCACCTAAGTTTGAAACAGCTAAACCACCTGAAGAAGGAATACTTACTGCTCCTATGGTAGTGGCTGTTGCTTCTGGTAAATCACTTGCAACTAATGCTGCTGTGGCTGTAATAAGACCCTCACTATTATAAGTAATACCATTTCTTGAAGAAGCTCCACCTGTTACAGCATTATTAATTCCTAAGTTACCAGATGCTACATTTAAAGATCTATCAAGATTTGATGTATTTAATTTAGCTGCCGTAAGACTTCCGTCTGTAATTTTTGTACCCGAAACACCTGATATTTTGTCATCAGTAACAGCAGAATTAGAAATAGCAGCAGTATCTACAGAATTATCTGCTAATTCGCTTGCTCCAATAGCATTAGCAGCAATTTGTGTAGAAGTAATAGTATTATCTGCAATTTTTAAAGCAGTAACAGCATTATCAGCTAGTTTACTTGTTGTAATATTTAGATCTGTAACCTTTGCAGTCGTAATCGCATTTGATGCAATAGCTGCACTTATAACCGCATTGTTTGCAAGCTCAGATGAACCGACGGCACCACTAGCAATATTACCTGCTTCTATTGTGTCAGTAGCAATTTTTACTCCTGATATTGCACCATTAACAATAGCTGCTGTATCAACAGAGTTATCAGCAAGTTCATTTGCAGTTATGGAATCATTAGCTAACTGTGTAGAAGTAATAGAACCAGAAGTTAATTTTGCTCCAGGTATATCACCATTGCTAAAGTTTGTTTTTGCAAAAGTTATTGTGCTATTAGCAATCTTTCCATTTGTTACAGCTAAATCAGCTAATTTATTCTCAGTAATACTTGCATCTGCAATAGAAGAAGCATTTATAATTCCAGTTACAAGCTCATTTGCTGTAATTGAATTTGCAGCTATCTGTGCTCCTGTAATTGTGTTATTAGCTAATTTTGCACCTGTTATCGTTCCATCTAATATCTTTACATTCGTTACAGCATCGTTAGCAAGAGAAGCTGTAATAATTTCCCCTGCACTTAAAGGATAACTTAAAGCATTAGCTGGTATTGATGCAGCATCTACAAGCCCTAATGCACCTTGTACTAAATTTTTTGCAGTGATTTTTTTTGTTTCAGAAGCACTAACATCTGCAACAGCTATAGGATCTGCTGCCTGTAAACTACCTGAACCTAATTCAGCTAGTTGTGTAATTTGTAGATCTGCCATGTTAGATAGTCGTTAAGTACATCATAAATCTCTATTTAAGTATCTTCAAGTAAAATACCATTACCATCTTCTTGCAAGATCTTATTATTGTTTTCCTGTAACAAGAAGGCTGGTGGTGCTCCACTATGTAATCTTATTTCTCCGTTCGTAACAAATTCTATTCTCGCCTCAACTACTCCTGTTGCAGGAACTGATATCGCTACATTCGTAACAACACAAGAAGACTGATACCAAACACTATCTACAGTCTGTACTGGATCATGATATACATAAAATCTACCTTCAAAATCTGAACCCTGTTTCATTCTTACCAATAATTGACTTAAGTAAACAGGAAATTCTGGACTAATAAAATCATTTGTATCAGACTGAAAATGTCTATGTTGCCATATAGTTTGTATTGTTCCTTGCCCTGATATAAGTCCATTTTCATACTGCTGTCTAAATTCTTGTCCTAAATTTGTTACATCAACAGTATCTCTAGTAGTAGTTATTTCAAATTCTGTAATTTTTGCAAGTGGTTTAAATGAAGAATTTCTTGTCCTTATTAAAATATCTTTTTTTGAAGAAGGAACACTAAGAGGTAGAGCATCTGAAGTCTCACCCGCTAAAGAAGCAGCAAAACTGTTATATAACTTAATTCCACCCATTTCATCAATATGTATAAATTTCAATAAGTCAGGAAAATTATGACCAGTTAATAACTCTAAATTACTTTTATCTACAGTTTCAATTTCTATCTGATCTCCTGTTATTAAGGAACCAACAACATCTTCTACAGAAAATCTTTTCTTGGTTGTATTAATATCAGCAGGATCTAATGATGTAGCTAAATCTGCATTTAGCGCATCACGTTTTAATTCTATAAAACCTGTAGATCCAAAATATATAGCCATTTATAATGCAAGGCCAGTAGGTGCTCCATTAACTTCAAAATTTAAATCTGCTGCCATTACTTCTCCTACACTATTGTTCATTGTCAAACTTGTAGGTTGTGCTGCAAATTGTATAAATCTTCCGCTACTTGATCCATCTTTAATTCTTAATTTAAACACAAAATTTGTAGTACTTTCTGTATTACTACCATCACCAGCAGAACTACCTGTTTTAATGACATTATTTATCAGAGTACTTAAAGAGCCAGATCCTGATCCAGCAGAATCTTGATAATAATAAATACTCGCATTTCCTGTATAGCTTCTAATTCCTGGAATAATTGTTCTATCAGTATCTTCTAAAGATACAGTTTCTAATATCGCTTGATTAAAAGTAAAAGACCATGACCTGACTTTGGCAACTTTTGTACCATTTATCAGTAATTCACCTTCTTTTCCTGAATAGTAGCCAGCCATCGTTTTAAATAAATTTTAAATTCATTCTAATCCCCATCAAGACATGCGACAAATTTACATTGAACATTAGAAATGCCAGGTCTGACACTTGTTACTGTAGGGGGACCATCAAATCTATATCTTAACTTAATTCCAGTGTTATCATTTTCTTTTTGTTTATTACGTAAATTAGTGTCATTAATTCCTGCTAAAGCAGTTGAATCACCAAAAAAAATATAGTCGTAATCTCTATTAACAGCATCATATAAATCTAAGATCTGATTTGCTTGGAAATCTGTAATATTTGTAAAGCCCAATGAAAGTTTTGCATCTGTTTTTTTATTTCCATATCTAATTACACTCTTAGCACCATTCTGTGAAATAAATTCTGTCTGAGGATAAGATCCTGGTGTATAACTTCTAGAACTTGGTTGAATATTAGGAAAAGATTGAAAAGTTTGAAATGACATAATTATACAATTTCATTATTATTATATTGCAATATTGCTAATCTACCGTCTAATTGTGAATTGCTTGAGTGAAATAAAGGAGCATGACTTGCTGAAATATTAATTAAACCATCTTCTGCGTAAGATATAGATTCAATCTTATAAACACGATCAGAAGCAGATGTATCTGGTACTGTAAATACACATCCCCGTAAATCAAAATTAGAAGCCTTACCATTAGATATTTGTAAAGGTGTTGGATTAGACACAACAGCACTACCTGGTTTCCAAAATATTATATTTGTTCCATTTGTTACATTAATCTGTGACTGTATTTCTCCATCTTGTGTTATTACACCATTAGCAAAACGACTTGTATGACTAGCTTCTGAGTGTACTCTTATGTAATCTCCAGGACCAAGGTGCATCGCTGCTTGTGGCGTAGTGTCAAAACTAAGACCATGATCTACTTTATTTCTAACTTGCAAAGCATAATCTAAAAATTTTTGTGCATGAGTTTCACTTGTACAAAATAAAGACATATCAAAATTTTCTCTTGGATCGCTATCCAATGTTGTAATTAATCTTCTACTAATTACTTTAGCTTCAGGAAAACCATTTTCTTTTTCATGTCTATATGTAGCAAAACCTCTAAAGTCTTGTCTTTCTTCTGCACTTAAAAAACTAATCTGTAAATTTTTTGTATTACCATCAGTAAATAAAGCTTTTATAAATGGTTTCTGAGTTTTATCTATTAAAAAAGTATTTGGATCAAAAGGAACAGAGGGAAATAAAGAAAATCTACCACCTAATATTGTAAAATCTAATAAACAATATTGAGCATTTTGAAAAATAAATTCTCTTAAATTCTTTTCGTCAACAATTACACCATCCCAAAAAAATCCATTTGCTTTACAAAATTTAGATGCTATTCTCATTCTTTCTTCATCAACAGATCTAACACCAATTAAATCACCTGCACCAATTAAAGGATCAGTTAATAAAGCAAAAACAATATCAGGAAATAAATTACTTGCACCTATTGAATTATCTATAAGATTTTTTATATGCAACCCTTCTTTAAAATAAACAGAAAGCTGACTAAAAGTGGAAAATTCTTTACCACTATTTAATCTAAGACCCGCAACAGATAAGTCTGGATATTGCATTGCACTACCATATTGTTTAACCTGCTCATTAATGTAAACAATCTCATGCTCTGGCTGATCTAGGTGACTTGGATTTTCAGCCTCAAAAGTAATAAAATCAGCTATCGCACCATAGGGGAGCAAATTTCTATTCTTTTCAGCATCTCCTATTTCATTGTCAGGCCAAGGTTCTGTAACAAACTCTTGACTTGAAGTTATTACTTGAACACCATTTAAACCAGGGAAAGTTCCTGCTTGAGGGATATTTACCGTTGAATTATTTGCATATCCTGTTCCTCCATTTGTTAAAAACCATGAATGACCACCAGTATTAAATCCTTGAATAGTAACTGTTGCTCCGCTTCCAGGCCCAGAAGCAGTTGATAAAGATACATTAGCATGTGTACTGATAACAGTTGCACCTGTTTGTGATAAAGCTTCCCTTATGATTTTATGTTCAAACCATTCTATATCGTCATCCTCTCGTCTTACCTCAAATCCTCCAACACGATACCTTTGACTACCTACAGTATAAAACATTTCACTTATATCAGTATTAATTGGAAAAGTTAATGTTTCAAAACCATCATCAAAATAAAAATTTACAATTATTTCATCGCTAAATGGTAATTCAGATACTGCAGGGTCAAATATTTGTGTAAAATTATCACCATCAAAAGTTTCTTCTTGTATTGTCCATTCTTGAGTTCCGCTACCAACATTACCAACACTGTTTTGACTTAAACCTACTACTTGTGAAGTTTGTTCAGGAACAGTGCCTAAATACCATTCAGAATTAGATGCATCACCTTTTGTAAGTTTTACATCAAATCCAGAATAATTTATTGAAAATCCCAATGTATTATTATTAAAACTCTGCAAAGTACCATCTGAAGTTAATAAACGTATTTTCTTATCAAGACTTAAGTTATCTACATAATTTCTCTTAACTTCATTACCTGGATATGGTAAAAACCTAAATTCATATTGATCTTTTGGATGAGTTATTCTTATAAAATTATATTGAAACTGTGGTGTCCTACCTTTAATTGCAAAAGGTTTGCCATCATCTATAGTTATAAAATCTTCAGTAGTATTGGCTCTTCTTGCTTGTAATCTGAAAAAACTATATCTTGTTACATACTTGTTTAGTGCTCCTAACGTAATATTTCCATTATCGTTTTGATAAGTTTCTAATGTACCAGTTGGAGTTGAATAACTAAAACCTCCTGGATGACTATTAACATTAGGAAAACCTGTAATTTGTTTAAATACTTTTGACTTTAAACCTATTTCTGTAACATCACACTCTCTATTATTAGAAATAGTAGCTATAGAAACTCTTTGTAACGTGTTCATTTCCCACGCAGCTTTTGTCCTATCTTTTAAATGTTCATTACTGCCAAGCATGTCTAATTGCGAAATACTGTCAGCACCAAGATCAGTAATTAAAAAATTAAAACTTTTAAAAGTATTTTCTCTCCATAATGAATTTGGTTCAATATCTGCACATGTTCCTATTGCTGAACCAATTAAAAAAGAATCTCCTTTTGAAATATTATCGTCTATTCTTTCTCTGTCAGAATCAAGTGCAGTTTTAACATCTTGCAATCCCCAAGGACTAAAATCTCCACCAACATCATTAATTGGATTAAATGGACCGATTTTATATTGAACCACATCATTTTTATTTAAGGTCAATCGTCCTCCTACCTCAATATTATTGATCCTCATAAAACCTGCATACCTAGGATAATAGTTAGCAATTTTTTTTCTTTTTTTTGTAATGTCATCTTTATTACTTGCATCTTTTGCTTTCAAGATTAATTCATAAGGCAATTGAAATCTCATCATGTTTGGCATTGGAGCGTAACAACCAAATCTTGTTTGAGTAGTAGGAGTTCTTACTCCACAAAAGATTTTATTGTTAAAAGTATTGTCTTCATCCCAATCAACACTAAATACATCATTAGTAACATTATTATTTCTATCTTTTTCTCTAGCTAAAGTTCCATTTGGATATTTATCTGTTTCTAATAATCTATTGTTAGTGCTTAATTGACTTTTATAGTACAAAGCTAATTTTGAATTTGTATAATTTTTTAAAAGTAAATCACCAATCGCATATCCTTCAAAGTCAGGTTTAGTAGGAATTTTTGCACTTGAAAGCATAAAAACAGCTTTTAATTGTTGAAACGTACCAAGGCTTTTTAATTGTGACCAAATCAATTTGCTATTAACTCTGACTCCACCAATATTTTTAGAATTATCTCTTTTAGTAAAAATTAAAGGAATAGTTTCACCAAGAGTAGCGAGTTCTTGTAGAGAATTAAAACTCGATAAAGGTGCAAATCTTCTCGATGCTTGTGAACCTTCAGTTTGTAAACTTGCAGGAGTTTTAGGTGCTTTTGGTTTTGGTGCTAAAGCTGAAGAAATATATGTTAAAGCAACCCCAATTGCAACCATTCCATAAAAACCAATACTTACACTACCAATAACGAAAGGTGCTATAGTCGCAGGTGGCATATTAACAATATCTGGAATTAAATCATATTCTTTTCTTCTTTTTCCATTAACTGATTCAGCTAAATGAATAAACTGCCAATACTCTTCTTCTGTAATACCTAAAGCTTCACAAAGTTGGACTTCATAGGGTAATAACGCTCTACGACCTCCAAATATCCTAGAGGACTCCATCTTACCTCCGACTCTCCGCAACTCAGCCATCCCTCTCCCCAATAAACAGCAAGTCCAAAACCTTCATTTGATTTACATAATCCAACTGTACCTATCTTACTTTGTTCTGTTGGTTTTCCCCATTTATTAAGTTCTTCTTTGAATATTTGATACTCTCTTTTACGAAATCTTTTATACCAATCTCTTGTTGGATTTGGTGTTTTAATTCCATAACTAGCTAATACCGTTTTAGCTAAAGATAAACAATCAGCAGCACCATGTTTGACAGGATCAGCACCTAAACGATATGGCATGCCAATGAGATGTACAGGTTTCATCTGTTTTGTATGTCTCCTGTGACAGGTAGTGCTCCAACGATATCTGAAGTTAACCTTCTATTAGGAGCCGTAGTACCAACAGCATCTATAGAACTACTTAACATTACTTCAATAGTTTCTGAGTCATAAGACAAAGAAGTTACTAACCAATTATCTCTAGTTAAAAAATTATTTCCATAAATTAATTGAGGAGTCATAGTAATTGGATCAACTTTTGAAACAAAAACCTCAATACTATATTTATTAAATACAGCTTCTTGCGCCTGATTCATAGAAACTTGATTATTAGCAAGTATTAAAGCAGCTTCTAAATTATCTCCTGATTTATTTTTAGCAGCACCTTGATAGATAAAATTTAAAAATAAATAATTAGCAGTAAAAAGATCACCAGTAAACTGAACTGATATTTTGCTTTCATTAAGGTTATCAGGATTTTGCTTCCCGTTTTGGAAACGATTGACGACATTATTATTTTTATCAAAAATTTTGATAAACGTAGTAATAGCAGTAAGACTCATATACCTATCTTAGATCTGGAACTTCTTGAATTTTTGAGAGTATTTAATGTTTTTGACTGTCCTAAAGTAGCACCTTGTTTTGCAGCAGCACTTATTATCTGCGGAACAGAAGATTTTGGAACGTATTCATCTCCATTAAAGTTAAGGACAGGGCCAGTGTATTCAACGATTGTATTACCAGAAGAACCTGCGACACTACCAGACTCACCAGAACCCCCTGGAATAACAGCACCACCTCTAGCACCTGCGGAATATCTAGCCATCGCACCATCCATTTTGGAGGACGGGATAACGTATTCTGGTTCACCACCTTCACCAATCATTCCAAGAGTGGGAGAACTGACGACTCCACCATATTGAAAAGCTTTAAAACTACCTGCTCTGTTATAACCACCTTCTGCTTGAAATATTCCACCGAACATAGCACCAAAAGCTTTATTTAAAAATAGTGAAGCTAGTTGTCTTGCTACTCCTGACAATGATTCACTTAAGCTCTTGGTTCCATCTATAAGACCCATAATTGCACTTGTAGTATTAGTAGCCAGTATATTAGCTATCTCTTCATTTAATATCCTAAATTTATCCATGTCATTATGTAATTCTCTAGTCATTTTATTATTATTAGCTAAAATGTCTCCTTGACCTTTTAATAAATCTTTAATCTTTTCTTCCTCTATTTGTAATTTTTTCTTATCATCTATATTTTTCTTTCCTAAATCAATTTGTTTATCTATACCGTCTAACTGTTGTTTTATTTCTGTTTGCCTTATTTTGAAATTCTCTATTGCTTTTTCATTTATAAGTTCATTTTTTGCTAATTTTTCAGCTAAAGCTTGTGATTCTCCTTGCGAAACAAATTTAAGAGTTTTTTGACGTAAGGCAAACTGTTCTTCTAATGTTCTAGTGTGATTTTGTTGTTCACTATTAGCTTGAACCATTCTAACTCGTTCTTTTTCACCGATAGCAAAAGCTTCTTTTCTTTTATCTAAATTAATTTGATCTTGTTCAGCTTTTGGACTTTTAACTTTAGTAACGTAAACACTAGGAAGTAACCCACCCGAAGGTGCAGCAACTAATCGGTCTACTTTTTCCATATTGTTAATTCTTTTTTGTTCCTCCTGTATAGCCTTTGCTTCTTTATCACCTCTAGACGCTGCAAAAGCGACAGTTCGTTCTTGGTCCGCTTTATTTAATGCTCGCTGTGCACCTGATATATTTAAAAGAAAATTTAATATTGAAGCTCCTAATGCCTTTAATTTTGTTGCTGCTATTGTCATTGAAGCAGTTATTAATCTAGAGTTTTCTCCAAATACTTTTAACGAATTTACACCTGCCTCACCAATCTGACTAGACATAAATTTCATTGCAGCATTAAAAGCTGCGGTTTTGCCTTTAGTCTGTTCTATTAATTGTATCTGTGCTTGTTGAGCAGAACCTTGCAACCCAAGAGCATTTGTTACAGCTTCAGTATTTTGTGAAAAGGGTCCAAGTGCTTTACCTAATTCACCAATTGCAGTTATCGCAGACTGAATTTGTTGAACGATAGCAGTTGCAGCAATACCTCCAGCAAAACCACCCATTTCACCAAACATTCCACCAATACCACCACCTAATGCACCAGCAGCAGCACCTATTGGACCTTGACCAAATAACAGAGGGAACGCACCACTTATTAATGCACTCTGCATATCAAAACCTTTTGTAGGCATAGGTAATCCCATGCGAGCAAAACGGTTATTCATAAATGTTCGTTTTCCTTGAACATCACGAGATTTTTTATCAGATCTTCGACTGAAAGCTCCTTGTGGAGTGATTTCCTTTGCAATCATCTTATTAGCTTCTAATATTTTTTTATTTTCAAGATTTCTTTCTTGATTTTGAATCCGTAATATTTTTAGCTTGCTTTCTTCTTTTGCTATGCCTCTTCCGATTTCTCTATTAATACGTTTTATATCGCCAAATTCTTTACGATTTTGAGCATCTACAAGCTCACCCATCTTTGCTCGTAGTTTTGCAGTATTTACTCCTTTAGCTTCAAGTTGTCTTAACTTCATTTCCATACTAAACCTTTTGTCAGACTGCTTGGTAATAGTATCGATACTCATTGCTGCCTGACCAGCACCTTTTGTAGCTTTATGTGGCCCCATCAAGGCAGAGTGTGAAACCACAGTAGGACTAGTTTTAGTAGTTTTAAGACTGGATTTTACAGTCTTAGCTTCTTTCGTTCTTACAGCTAATGATTTTTCTGCAACAAGAACGTCTTTTTTACGTAACTCTATTTGTTCTTTTAAATTGCCAAGACTTTTTATTTCTTTAAGATTACCAATTCTTTCTAATTCAGATATTTGTTTTTCTATATTTACTCCACTACCTTTAAGTTTATTTTGAGTTCTATGTGCTCTATTAGCTAATGATAATGCACTGTTTTTTGTTCTTAAAAAAGAAAGTTCAGATTGATCAAATTTTTGTGATACAGATCTTTTTATTTTTTTGGGATTAGTTATATTATTTAATTCTTTTTCAACTTTTTTTAATTGGTCAAAACCTTTTATTTTTAAATTTATCAGTGCATCGTAATTAGCCACAAAGTTATCACATACTATTCTCTATATATTAAAGCAAAATATGATATTTA